TGGGGAGCGCGGGCATGAGCACCACGATCCAACTCAGTCACGACGAGTATCTGGCGTTGCGGGCGACGATTCACGCGGTGAACGACGCGGTGCGCGAGTCCGAGATCGCGGCGGCGCGGGCCAAGGTCGCCATTGGGGAAGCCGTCGCCAAGCAGACTAGCCTCGTGCGCGGGCTCGCGGTGGCGCATCCAGAACTCGACCCAGATCAGGGGTTCCGACTCGGGCCGGATTGCACGTTGATCCAGGGCGAGCCGTGACGATCATCCGCGCGGCAGAAATCGGCGGAACATCGGCCATCGCGGCGGCGACGGCGACGGGGGTCGTCATGGAGGCCGACATCAACGGGCTGATGGCGTGGGGCGTGCCGCTGGGGGCGGCGGCGCTGGTCGGCTACTTCACGGCGCGCATCACGACGGAGCGGTCGATCGCCACGATTGTGTTCGAAATCAACTAGCGGGGGGATTCTATGATCTGGCTGTTGGCGACCGCGCTCTGGCTGTCAGCCCCGGTGCTGCCGGTGGAGTACGACCTGCTCGCCCAGCGTCCGGATGAGGGTGGGGCGGTGCGCGTGCCGTGGCAGGACTGGGCCGCCTGCTGCTCGGCCTACTCGGCATCCACGGTGGGGATCTACCACCCGACGCCGCCGGTCATCTGGGTGCAGTTCAGCGTGCATCTCACGGCGCGTGCGTCGGAAGACGCCGTCCGGCTGCGCGTGACGGACACGGCGACGGGGGCCTCGGCGGTGACGGCGGAGTTGACGCCGCCTGTCGTCGGGTTGCCGCGCACGGTCGTGGAGTGGCTGGACGCGTCCGCGTGGAATGCGCGTGAGACGGAGCACGTCTACGCGCTCGAGGTGCGCGGGCAGCCGGTCATCTTCGGCGCGAAGCTGCGCGTCGGCTATCAGTGGGGGGCGTGGTAAGATGGAGCCAGCGCGCGCGGCGGTTGAAGCAGGAGCCTACGCCGGGGTGTCTACCTTGGCGCTGACCCTCTCGTCCGATGAAGTGGGGTTCGCCGTGTCGATTATCGGGGCCTTGCTTGGCGCGGTCGTCTGGTTGGTGCGGCTCGAGGGGCGCATCAACATACAATCGGTGCTCTTGGAGCGGATCGACAAGCGCGTCGAACGCATGGCCGAGAAAATCGAGGCGCTGGAATGACGACGGCCGAGTATGTCGCACGGCTCGTGTTCCCAGCGGCCTTTGCGCTGTTGCCGCCACAGATGGACAGCTCGCAGGCCCGCGCGCTGCTCATGGCCATCGGCTGGCAGGAGTCGCGGTTCGCGCATCGGCGGCAGATCGGCGGCCCTGCGCGTGGCTACTGGCAGTTTGAGCGTGACGGCGGCGTGATCGGGGTCATGGAACACCCGGCGTCACGCACCGCGGCGGCCCAGGTGCTCGGCGTGCTCGGCTATCCGCCGGAACGACAGGCGATCTACGACGCCTTGGAACACCACGACGTGCTCGCGGCGTGCTGGGCGCGGCTGCTGCTCTGGACCGACCCGCGGCTGTTGCCGGACGGACCAGACCGCGGCGCCGATGGGTGGTTGATGTACCTGCGGACATGGCGGCCAGGGAGGCCGCATCCGCAGACGTGGGAGGGCTTCTATCAGCGCGCGTGGACGGCTGACTGGCCCAGGGATCGTGCGGGCATGAGGGGGCATGTGATGCGGCGAGGACTGTGGATCGTGGCGCTGGTGTTGTCGGCGTCTGGGGTGGAGGCGCAGGTGATGGCGCGCCCCCCGATCAACGTGCGGGAGTTCGCGCTGCCCATCCTGGAGCGCGTGACGGCCGAGCATCAGGACGCATGGGCCTGCGCCCATGTCGAGGACCGGAGCTGCGGGGCAGACTGGATCACGCTCGTGGCGTCGGCCCTGCACGCGGCGAATCCGAGGTTCGGCTTGAACGGCAAGCGGGGCAACGCGAACGACGTCAGCATGGACGTGATCACCTACCTGCTCGACCCCAGCAACCCGCGGATGGTGGCGGCGTGGGACGTCTGTGGCGGATGCGGCGCACCGGGCGCGCGGGTGACGTTCAACGAGATCACCAACTACGCGACCATCGGACAGCCGGGGACGGCGATATGGATTCAGCCGCCGACAGCCGGCAGTGGTGGGTCTGGTGGCGGCGGGAGTTCTAGTGGGGGCGGCGGCGCGGCGCCACCCCCGCCGCTGAACCTCGCGCCCGTGCTGGACGCCGTGGCACTCCTGGCGGCCCGGCTCGACGTCATCGAGGCCAAGGCCGACGCGGCATCTAGGGAATCCCTGCTGGCGGCGCTCCGAGCGCTGGAACTACTTGAGCTCGTGCGCGCCCTCCCGACGGCTGGGCCGCCGCCTCCGGTGGTGCCTGTTCCGTGCTTGAAGGGGCGCGTGCCGAAAGCGTTCGGCGGGACCACTGAGGTCACGTTCTGCCCGCAGGACTGACCAGCGCTGGCGTGCTCGGCCGAGTGCGCTGGACCGTCACCCCGAAGCCATGAGATAATTCCACACGGAGCATGACGACTGACGGAACAACGATGAAGGGACGCAAGAAATGAACATTGGATTCCGTTTTGAGCCGTCTGCGTGGCTGAGTCTGGCGCGCGTCTGCATCTACGTGGCGGGCCTGTTCGGCATGCTCGGCGTGGATGGCTGGTCCGAGGAGCAGAAGGCGGCGGCGGTGCTGCTGGTCGAGACGGTCACGGGGCTGATTCAGCGTTCAGTGGTCACGCCGAACGCGAGCCTGTGATGCTGGCCGACCTGCGTCCCGGCGATGTGCTGCTCTACGGCCCCGAGGATCTCGTGGGGCTCGTGATTGCTGCGAAGGGACTGACGCGCTTCGCGCACGCCGAGGTCTACGCTGGTGGCGGGTGGACGTTCGCGGCGCGGCGATCGCATGGGTGCACGATCTACAAATACACGACGCCGGAGGCTGTCTATCGCCTGCGGCAGTCGCTCGACTTCGCCGCGTGTGAGCGCTGGTACTTTCGCATTCTCGGCCAGCCCTACGACACCGCGGGCGTCTTACTCAACCCCATCGCGAAATATCATGGCCGCGAGAACGGCAAGCAGTTCTGTTCGGAGCTAACCGCGCGCCTGCTGCGGCAGGGCTGCGCTACGGACCCGTTTGAGGGCCGCGATGCAGACGGATTGCACCCCGGCGACTTCGCGCGCTTCTCGTCGATGGAGCGTGTCAAGTGACGTGGCGCAAGATTCTGACGAAGCTCGGCAAGTGGCTGCTCCAAAAGGGCAGCGAAGAACTGCTCAAGGAAGCCGCGAAACGCGCGGCGAAGCGATGAGTTTTGAGCCGATGGACGCCTTCCTCCGGCACTGCGGTGATGTGCTCGCGCTGGATACCCAGTTGGAGCGCTGGTATTGCCCGCGGTGCGGGAAGGCGGGCGCGCTGAGCGCCTTCGGCGTGGTGGTGGCGGCGCATCCGGACCGGGCGGGCGCTGGGCACCGACGTGTGTTGCGTCGGGCTCGTCCGTCTCCGGGTGCGTCGCCGTCAGACATCCTCCCCCGAGGAACGTCATGATGCGACGACTGATCGTAGCGGTGTGCTGGCTGTGGGCGACGACCGCGCAGGCCCAGACGATTTTTCGGATGGACGATTCGGGCACGCCGAACGCGGGCTGGCCGGGTGGGGCGGTGCCGACGACGGCGACGCATGATCGCGTGCCGCTGCCCACGGGCGGGCCCACTGGCGGGCCGGCGTGGGAGTTCCGGCAGCGGTATGCGCCGCAGGTCGAGGGCTACGGAGGCGAGTTCTATTGGGGCTGGAACGGGAACATCGAATCGTCCGACCCGCCGCAGGGGGCGCGCCGATACTATCGCTGGCGGCTCTACTTCGACCCGGCAACGAACTGGCGCGGCCTCTACTGGCAGGACGGCCGGCCCATCACCATCACGAACAAGATCCTCATGGTGGGTGACGGCTGCGGCCGGAATCGCTGCCGGATCATCGTGAGCTATCGTGGCATCCCCGATGGCAGCGCGGCCGAGATTCGCGTGGCGCTCGACGGGGGCGATAGCCCGACGCCAAACGTGCTGTTGCGAAAGGGGCAGTGGCTCGACATCCAGATCGAGGCGGACTCGAGCACGACGACCTCGAGCGCGGACGGCGCGTTCAAGCTCTGGCTGAACAGTGACACCTACGCGGCTCCGACCGCGCAGATCACGGGTATCCAGCTCAATCCGACGAACTGGCGGTATGTGTTCTTCGGGGCCTACAATAACAACGGGCTCGCGGCCGATGGCGCGCAGACGTTCCGCGTCGCGGGTTTCGAGGCGGCGGCGTCGTTCGATGCGACCTTCCACGGGGGCGGGGCCCCGCCACCTCCGCCGCCTGGGCCGGTGGACTGCGCGGGCGCCTGGAGCGCATGGTTGCGGCGTCCGAACACGGAGAGCGCATGCGTGAACGGGTCGCGCACATTCATTGAGTTCCGCGAATTTGGCGTGACGGTCCCGCCCGCGAACGGTGGCGCGGCGTGCCCGTCCTCGCCGGAACTCCGCACGCAGTCGGAGGCGTGTAGCGCGCCGCCCCCGCCAACCGATCCGTGTGTCGTGGCCCCGATAGTGGTGTCTGGCGTCGCGTGGCCTGGGAGTGCGGAAGGAACGCGCAGCGGTCGATTCACCTGGGCCGTGGCGAATACGACGACGACGCTCCGGTGGGTCGAGTGGCTGTGGGGGCCGCAGCGGCTCCGGGTGACGGACGCGCGGGGCTGCGCGGTGACGGTCACGAGGTAGGGGGGACAGGTATCCATGATCAAACGTGTGTTGCGTCGGGCTCGTCGGTGACTGGCGCGTAGGTCATGGCGATTGCCTACGAGACGTCGCTGGCACCAGCCACGGTGAGTTTCCCGTCCGAGGGCGGCTCGCAGACCGTCGCCTTCGATGCTGGGTCTGGCGCGAGTCGCGTGCTGCTCGTGGCGGTCACGTACCGCGAGCGCACGGCGAACATCACCGGCGTCACGTACAACGGCGTGTCGATGACGTCGGCCGGCACGGAAGCATCCGGCGGGGACGAGACGTGCGCGTGTCACCTCTGGTATCTCGCGGGTCCGGCCAGCGGATCGCACGACATCGTGGCAACGATGGGCGCGTCGGGCTCGGGGAATGCGACCGGACAGATTAGCGCCTGGGTCGCCAACGGCGTAGACCAGACGACGCCGGTCGGCGGCTACAATTCGGGCACGGGGAGCGGGTCGGGCGCGAACATCGTCTCGTCGGTGACGATCACAAGCGAGACGAATGACGTCGTGGTGGTGTTCCACGGCACCTACAACACCACGGCCAACATCTCGGCCACGCCCACGAGCTATACGGAGCGGCAGGACGCGGCGAACAGCGCAGGGATCTCGACGAGTTTTGGGGACGCCTCGGGGGCGGCCACGGTCGCCACGAGCGCGACGTGGAATAATGGGGCCTACACGGTGTCGTGGGCGGCGGTGGGGGTGACGGTCAATCCGGCGGCGACGACCCGCAAAATCATTCTGGCAAGGACGTAGCCGATGGCCACGTTTGACGCGCACGCGAATTTCGCACAATCCACTGTGGCCACTGCGCCATCCCCGGCGGCGTCTGGCACGTCGCTGTCCGTGTCTGCGGGCACGGGGGCGCTATTCCCGGCCGCGCCGTTCAACGTGGTGATCTACCCTACCGGGTCGGAACCGACCGCGGCGAACGCGGAGATTGTGCGCGTCACGAACAAGGGATCGGGCGATAACTGGACGATCACGCGCACGCAGGAAGGCACGTCGTCCCGTGCGATTGTGGCGGGCGATCTCGTCTCACTAGCCGTCACGGTCAAGATCCTCACGGATGTGGAAACAGCCGTGCAGGCCGTGTCGAACGCGCTGAGCAACGAGACGTCGGCACGTGCGGCCGCGGTCAACGTCGTCTCAAATCTCGTCTCGGTGGCGGCGGTGTCGATTGCGGTCGTGTCGAACGCGGTGAGCGTCGAAGCGGCCTCGCGCGTGGCGGCCGATAACACGATCAGTCATGCGGTGTCGGTCGTGAGTCAGGCGCTCTCGTCTCAGGCGGCCGGGCTGTCTGTCAGGATTGACACGACGAGTAACGCGGCCTCGAACGCCCTGAGTGTGGCCAATGCGGCCAGTAATGCGGCCTCTATTGTGTCGCAGGCACTCAGTGTTGCGAATGCGAGCCTGAGCAATCTTGTGTCCGCGCATAACGCGCTCAGTAACCGCGTCAGCGCGAACAGTGGCACGGGCGGCGCTGGGTCGGTCACATCAAACGAACTAAGCATTGCGGCGGCGGCGCTCTCGGCGCGTATTGATACGCAGTCGAACGCGGTCAGCGTGTTGTCCCAGGCGCTCTCGGTTTTGTCACAGGTGCATTCGACGCTCAGCGTCAACGTGCAAGCCGTAAGCAATGCGGCATCGAATGCGTTGTCTGTCGCCAATGCCGCAAGCAACGCGGCCAGCGTGGCCGATGTGCACGCCAGCACGGCGAGCGCCGCCGCTACGTCCGTCGATGCCCGCGTGAACACGGTGAGTAACGCCGTGTCGGTGGTGTCCGTTGCGGCTGCAGCAGCCAGTAATGCCGCGAGCAACGCGCTGTCGGTGGCCAACGCGGCCTCCAACGCGGCCTCTGTCGTCTCGCAGGCGCTCTCCGTGCTGTCCCAGGCGAATTCGGTCGCCCATGCCGCCCTCTCCAACGCCATCAGCGCCACGTCGGCCGCAGTGACGTCGGTGGACGCGCGCGTCAACACGGTCAGCAATGCCGTCTCCGTCGTGTCGGTCGCGGCGGCGGCGGCGAGTAACGCCGCGAGCAATGCCCTGAGCGTGGCGAACGCGGCCTCCAACGCGGCCTCTGTCGTCTCACAGGCCCTCAGTATCACGAACGCCGCCGTCAGCAACCTCACGAGCGCGCATAACGCCCTCTCCAACGCCGTCAGTAACCTGATCTCGGCGGGCGGCGGCGGCACGTCGGTGACGAGCAACGAGCTGTCGGTCCTGCTCAATAGCTACTCGGTGCGGTCGGCCGGTGTGTCCACGCACGGACTGCAATCGGCGCTCAATGCCCTGAGTAACCGGATTTCGGCCGGGGGTGGCGCGGGGTCGGTCACGTCGAACGAAGTGTCGGCTGGAGATGCGGCCCTGTCGGCGCGCATTGACACGACGAGTAACGCCGTGTCCGTGGTATCGGTGGCCGCGGCAGCCGCCAGTAATGCCGCCTCCAACGCGCTCTCGGTGGCGAATGCGGCGTCGAACGCGGCCTCGGTCGTGTCGCAGGCGCTCAGCGTGCTCTCGCAGGCTAATTCNCTCAGCAACGCCATTAGCGCCACGTCGGCCGCCGTCACGTCCGTCGATGCGCGCGTGAATACCGTGAGCAATCAGGTGAGCGTGCTGTCGCAGGCGCTCTCGGTGCTGAGCCAACTGCACTCCGTGCTCTCGCAAGCCCATAGCGCGTTGAGTCAGAACGTCTCGACGCTCTCGGTGAACGTGCAGACGGTGAGTAACGCTGCGAGCAACGCGCTGTCCGTCGCGAATGCGGCGAGCAACGCGGCATCCATTGTCAGTAATGCGCTGTCGGTGCAGGCGGCGCTGCTCTCCAACCTGACGAGCGCGCATAACGTGCTCAGTAATCGCGTGTCGGCCAACTCGGGCACGGGTGGCGCGGCATCGGTGACGAGCAACGAGTTGTCGGCGGCCGTGGCGGGTCTACAGACCAGCATTACAGCGCTGAGCAATACGATTAGCAATCTGATTTCGGCCGGGGGCGGAGGAACGAGCGTCACGAGCAACGAACTCTCGGCGGTGTCAGCGCAGGCGGCCAGCGCCATTGCCGCTATCTCTAACAAGATTTCCTCAATCTCTGGACGGCTGTCTGCACCAACGGTTGCCACGTCCGTGCGTGGGTTGCAGAGCGTCCTCAATGCCCAGAGCGAAACGCTGTCGTTGCATTGGTCGTTCATGGGGGCTATCTACGCGGATGCCATAGCCACGTCCGACGCCCTGTCAAACCTCACGAGCGCCCACAACGAGCTCTCGAACCAGGTGTCCAATCTGGCGTCGGCGAGTCCGCTGACCCGTTCGCGCAGCAACCAGACCTCGGTCATCAGCGGCACGGGCGCGACAGATATCGTGGGGCTGTCGGCCTCGCTCGCGGCCAGCGCGGGCTACATTGTGCAGGGTGCGGTGATGTGGGAAAAGGCCACGTCAGGCGGCATGGCCTTCATCATGTCGATGCCGGCGCTCGGCGCGGCGGGCAGCTACATCAGGATGCAGACGCAGAGCGCGGCCAATGCCGAAGTGCAGACCGGCGCGGGTATCCCGGTCGGGCTTGCGGCGCTCTCGGCGGTGGCGGCGGGCACCCGCGTGACGGCGAGCGTCAGCGCCCCGACCATCAACGTCATGCGCTGGATGGCGATTACCGGGTTCGTGAACACGTCGGCGGCCGGCACCATGCAGCTCATGGCGCGTGGGTCGGTGGCGGGCGATTCGTTGAGCGTGCGCGGCGGCTACCTGCGCGTGTACCGGGTGAACTGATGCCGGCCATCCTCGACGCGACGGCCAAACAGGAGGTGCAGTATTGCATCCCGCTCTGGCTCCGCGATGAACAGATCCGGCGGAACGTGCAGCGGCCCACGGTCGGGCGCATTGAAGGGCGTCCGGTCCACGGCGGGCGCATCGCCATTGTGGGGTTTGGGCCGTCCCTCGCGGAGACGTGGCCCCAGGTGCGCGACTTCGACGCACTGATCACGGTCTCCGGCGCGCACAGGTTCTTGCTCGACCAGGGCCTCACGCCCGAGGGGCGGCAGTGGTGGCACGTCGAGGTAGACCCCCGCGAGCACAAAATCACGCTGCTCGGAGAGCCGCGACAGGGCATCACGTATCTGCCCGCGTCGTGCTGCCACCCCAGGTATTACGACCACCTGGAGCGCGCGGGCGTAGACGTGAAGATGTGGCATGTGTTCGATGCGTCCGATGACGCCCTGCGGGTGTTGCCGCGTGGCGAATGGGCAATCACGGGCGGCAGCAACGTCGGACTTCGCGCCATGACGATTGCCCGGTTCTTTGGCTATACGGACCTTCATGTGTTCGGGATGGACGGCTGCGAAGGCCCCGTCGAGGGCCGGAAGCACGCGGCGGCCCACCCGTTGCAGGACGGCACCGGCCACAGCCTATGTGAGTATCCGCCTGGATCGGGGCAGATGTGGCGCACCACGCCGAGCATGTTGGAGTCCGCTAGGCAGACGTGGCACGAACTGGACATGATGCCGGATGTCACGGCCACGTTCTACGGCACGGGCCTCGTGCAGGCGATGTGGCGCGACTACGTGCCGAAAGGTGACACCTCCAAGCCCGCCATCGCTATTGCGCATCCGCCCCTCATCTCGGCTGAGTATCGGGACCTGAACGCGCAACTCCACCGCGAGAACCTGTTCTATGGCGTGGGGGGTGGCAAGCACGCGGATGTCGTGAAAAAGCTCTCGGCCTCGCTCAAGACGACCTCTGTGCTGGACTACGGCTGCGGCAAGGGGCATCTCGCGCAGGCGCTCGACTTCCCCATCTGGGAATACGACCCCGCCATCCCCGGCAAGGACGCGCTCCCGCGTCCCGCTGACCTCGTGGTCTGCACCGACGTGCTGGAGCACATCGAACCCGACCACTTGCGCGCGGTGCTGTTCGACCTGGCCCGCTGCACGCGCAAGGTGGGCTACGTCGTCATCCACACCGGCCCGGCCGGCAAGACGCTGCCCGATGGCCGGAATACGCACCTGATCCAACGCGACAAGACGTGGTGGCGCGCAAAGCTCGGGGCCTATTTCAACGTGGCAAGCATACAGACACAGGGACCGCTCCTGCATATCGTGGTGGGGCCAAAGCATAGAGCCGACACCGTCAGCGCTCGTGCCGCACGCATTGTCGAGGGGTCAATCGTATGAACCCGTTATACTGGTCTGCTGTGTACAGTGTGATGCCATCGACATTCACGTCGCCGATCACCACGCTGTCGCCGGTCGCCATCCGCGTGGGCTTCGTGAAGTGTAATTACTGCGCCAGTAGTCAAGAGCGCCCAAGGG